TGGCGAGCGTTTTTGGTATCCGCTCTAGCTGTTTTCTAGTCGTGCGTCTTATTAGTCAGAAGTGCGTCATTAGTGTAAGTATATGATATATATATATATCTGACACACTGACTGACCTGACTCAAAATAAGATATGTATATATGAGAAATATTAGAGAACTAGAGGGACTAGAGGGATTAGAGGGGCGAGAGGGACGAGGTTTTTCCCTATATATCTGGGAGGTCCTGGCGTGGACGTCAGACCGTCAGGTCCGTCGGGCGCACAACTTGTGTAGCAGTGCGAAATGGTAAGGGACCGCGGCGCGGGTATGGGCGCGGTGGAATAGATTGTCGCCCTGTGGCGGTGTAGGGTAGCGTGGCGGTATTGTGGGGTCGGTGCGGGGGTGTGGGTGCAAAATAGCCTTGACGCATGCAACATTCCGGGATACCCGACAGGGGCAGGCTCGCAGAAATGCGGGCTATGGGACCAGGAGTCCGTTCGGGATCGGTTGCGGGAGGCGGCGTATACGATCCGGCGGCTGCCGCTGCCGCGTAACGCCCGCCCCGACGACTACCGCGTTGCCTGGCCCGACGTCGTCTACGACTGGCTCGCTTACGGTTGGCTCCCGGCCAGAGCCCCCCGCATTCCGCCAACTCCGGCGGAGATCACCCGCTGCGACGAGGTGCTGACGTGGTTGTTCCTGCTGACCCGGGAGCAGCGGCTGGTGCTGTGGGCCAGGTCGCAGCCGCACCCGTTCTCGTGGCGCAAACTGGAGGCCCTCGATGAACTCGAGCGTAATGGCCGCGGCAGGCAGGCGTCGCAGCTCCGGCGGATCATGCATGACGGCGAGTGGCGCATCGTCAACCACCTCAACGGCACCCCAGGACGCATGCGGGTCGATGAGCGGGGGTATGCTGTCCGGTAACCCGCACCGCGAGCACATCGCCAGTGCCCTTTGCTGGTGCGCCCCGGTGGAGGACGAGGACGAGGAGGGTGTGTGGTTGCACAAGGGGCCCAATGGCTGACATTTACGCCCGTCAGCATCCCGACGAGAGGGCGTGCACCAGCCGCGGCTGTCCCTGGGTTGCCGAGTGCGAGGTCGAGGGTGTGATCTACACGGCCCGGTCGCGGAGCGGTGCGGCATATGCCCTGGCCCGCATCCTGGTCGATGCCGGTATCCGCGACGCGGCGCTGGTGGTGAGTTCGCAGGGTCTCAAGGGCGAGACCCGCTATCGCTCGTTTCATAAAATGGCGGACTGGACGATGGCGGAGAGTGCGACCCACCCGGTACATCGGGTTCGTTGGGCGCCGTATAGTTCTCCGGCGTCTGGCCAAAAACAGGGGTCAAGCGATGCCCCTGGTAGGGTAGCCGCTCTGGGCGGTTGAGGTGTCTCTAGCGCGAGTGACCGGAGGGCATTGCGGCGCGGCCCGGTCACGGCTACACCCGAACTATGGCGTCTGACGGGTTGGCGCAGGTGGCGATGCCGCAGCGGAGAGGCGGACGCGGCGGACGTAACGGCAGTGAGCCGGTTTATAGTGAGGACCTGGCAGAGGAGATATGCGATCGGCTGGCGGAAGGGGAACCTTTAGCCGAGATCTGTCGCGATCCCCATATGCCGCCCGAGAAGACGGTGCGGATGTGGGCGAGACAGAGAACAGAGCCGGATGCTCGAACTGGCACCGACCCCTTCGCGTCGAGATATACTCGCGCGAGATCCATAGGTTACGAGAGATTAGCCGACGAAGTTCTGTCGCTCGGCGACGCTTCGATCGTGCACAACGGCGAGCCGAATAACGCCCTTGTGCAGTACCACCGGCTGATGTCGGAAAACCGCAAGTGGCTGCTCTCTAAGATGCTGCCAAAGCAGTTTGGTGACAAGGTGACGCAGGAGCTGGTTGGTGATGCCGATCGGCCGCTGGTCACCAGGATCGAGTTGGTGCCGGTTGACCCGCGGCCGATCGTCGACGTGACCCCGGCGAAGAAGCCCCGAAAACAGCGTATTCGGAAGCCTAGCGGTAGCCCAGCGTGATGCGTGCTAGCGAAAGTGGCAGAAATACTGAGGATTATCGCGGGGAGCTACCGCCTAGATAGCGGTTGGTGGGCAATCAGCGCCCTCGCGTACGACACCCTGACCCTATCGCGACGCCCTGTAGCAGACCCGGCTTGGGTGAGGTCCTTGCTGGCCTTGGACAGCCGGCAGCCAGGGCGTCGCGACCCCCCGGGGGCACCCGTCAGGAAAATGGGTTCCCATCGCGGCTGCGGTGGCCCCGGCCTGCACCGAGACACACCCCACGCCCGTCGATTATTTTTTTTAGCCAGCCAAAAAAGTTTCACTCAACCTACGCGCTAGCACCGTATGTGGACGAAGGATTATCTGGTTCGGGGTTTTGTCCAACGGCAGCGGTGTCGGCCATGGGGGCCGTGGCAGTTGCATGCGGCGGCGGATTATGCCGATGAGTGGCATGCATTGTATCGGGTGGAGGATGCGCGGCGGCGGTTGAAGCGGGCGCGGGCCGAGGCGGAAGACGCGAGGGCGGCGGTACTGGCGTGGGATGCGGCGGCCACCCGGGACGCGGTGGCGGCAGCGGTATGGGCGACAGGGGAGCCGGCCAGGGCGGAAGCGCAGCGTCGGCGGGTAGAAGCGCTGCGTGTTGCTGAAGAGAGAGAAGCCGAGGTCCGGCGCGAGCGGGACGCGGCTGGCCGCCGGGCGAGGGTGGTGGCTGCCAAGCGGGCGGCGGTGGTGTCGCGGGAGTATTGGGCTGCGTGGGTGCACAAGGTGCGCTCGCAGCCGCGGTTCCAGCGGCCGCTTGATATGGGTGGTCCGCGGGATCAATGGCTGAGTTTTGAGTTGGGGGACGGGAAGGACTGATGCCGGCGGGACAGATCGCGCTGCCCAGGAAATTGGTGGAGGTGTTCAGCGGCGAGGCTCTCTACCGCGGCGCATTCGGTGGGAGGGGTTCGGCCAAATCGCGCAGCTTCGCAAAGATGGCGGCGGTGTATGGCTTGCGCTGTGCCCAAGCCAGAGAGAGCGGGGTTATTGTCTGCGGTCGGGAGTTCCAGAACTCCCTGGACGAGTCCTCCATGGCGGAGGTCAAGCAGGCGATCGAGACCGAGCCGTGGTTGAATGATAACTATGAGATCGGGGAAAAGTACATACGGACCAAGGATGGTCGGATAGATTTTACCTTTGTCGGCCTGCGCCGCAACATCGAGAGCGTCAAGTCGACCGCCAGAATTAGACTTCTGTGGGTCGACGAGGCGGAGCCGGTATCGGAGCAGGCCTGGCAGAAGGCGATCCCGACGGTGCGGGAGGAGAATGCGGAGATCTGGGTGACGTGGAACCCGGAGCGGCGGGCCAGTCCCACCAACCAGCGCTTTCGCGAGAACCCGCCGGAGAACAGCAAGATCGTGCAGGTAAACTGGCGCGATAATCCGTGGTTCCCGTCCACCCTGGACCAGATAAGACGCGAGGATGAGGCCAAGCGGCCGGAGCAGTACCCTCACATTTGGGAGGGCGACTATGCGACGGCGCACGTGGGTGCGTATTTTGCTGCTCTTCTTAGTGAGGCGCAGCGCGAGGGCCGGATTGGTAAGGTGAGCCGGGACCCGCTGCTGCCGATCAAGGCGTTTGTCGATATTGGCGGCACGGGGGCCAAGAGCGATGCTTATTCCTGCTGGATCGCGCAGTTCGTCTCTCGGGAAGTACGAGTGCTGGACTATTATGAGGCTATCGGAGAGCCATTGGCGGTACACCTTCAATGGTTACGAGACCGAGGCTGGGGGAAGGCCCATATATACCTGCCGCACGATGGCGCCAGCCACGACCGGGTCTACGACGTTTCTTTTGAGAGCGCCATCCGGCAGGCCGGCTTTCCGGTAGACGTGATCCCCAACCAGGGCCGTGGCGCGGCCCGGATGCGGATCGAGGCGGCCAGAAGGCTGTTCCCATCGATCTGGTTTAACGCCGAGACCACCGAGGCCGGCCGCGACGCCTTGGGCTGGTACCACGAGAAGAGAAGCGAAGACATCAGGGATGTCGGACTCGGCCCGGACCATGATTGGAGCAGTCATAGCGCCGATGCGTTTGGCTTGCTGGCGGTGGCGTATGAGACCCCGCAGGGCCGGCCGCAGAAGCTGAAATACCGTCAGTTGGGTCTCGTGTGAGCGAAGAGCCGCGCGGCGGAGCCGCGGGGGCTGTTGCTGACATCAGCCGCGGCCTGATCAGCGCGCTGCCGCCGGCGTTTTTGATGCTGTGCGTATTGAATGCGGCTTTTCTCGGCGGGACATTGTGGTTCCTGTCCAACCAGATGGAAAAGCGCACCGAGATCGTCAGCAAGATGCTGGACCGGTGCATGGAGCAGCGAAAGTAAGGTGAATGAAGGCCCTCGCCCTGGCGCTGCATATGGTGCTGTTGCACCGGGTCGATGGTGGCGAGGTTGCGATCAACCCGGCGCAGGTTACCGTCCTGCACCCTACAGCTTCGTCGACGGGCGGGTCCAACAAATTGCTGACCAAAGACGTGCACTGTGTCGTCGGTCTCTCCGACGGCAAATTCGTCAGCGTGATCGAGCCGTGTGATCTGGTGCGAAAGCTCATAGAGGAGGCGGTGCCGTGATCGTCAAACTGACTTACACCAACGCGTTGGCTGTCCCCGTCCTGTTGCGCTCCAACATGGGCACGGGCCAGCCGTTACAGCCTCATCAGCCGCTGGAGATGACGTTTCAGTTGGAGCCGGATGCACAAGGCGTCGCTCAGCTAATTTTGATCTGCGAGCCGGGCTGACAAAGCCGAATTTCCGACGACTGGGGGCGGCCATATCGGCCGCCTTTTCTTTTGCAAAAGGGGACAAATCTCAATGCCTTATGTAGCAGTCAGCCGCAGTCCGATCCATGTCCGGCACACTGGGGGAGGCCCGGTAGAT